AATTTACTGTGATCTTTGGTACAAAGCTGTAAAAGAAAGATATGGAAGAGATAGTAAACTACTTGATAGTTTATCTAGCAGACATGAAAGGAATAAGTTTACAATACCTCAAGCTGCCAGAGCCAATGACTTTATTAGATTGCACAGACTTTTCAAATAAGTTTAGAGAAACTAATGCAACCTATGATAGTATTAAAAACAGATGGGTCATGAATGACGGATCAGGCAACTGGTTTGGATCAGAGTGTACTACACTTGATCAGACTCGATAGGAGTGCAAGTAAATTTAATATATATCTGATGTTTATTAGCATCTTCTCTACCAATCTCTTTCATCTTTTTGATAGATTCTTCATAACCAAATATCATACAATCATATGGAGAGTTAAATGTATCTGGCCATTTGTAATCTGGCATACAAGTGTTTTCGGTGTAACTACACAATATTAATGTTAACAAAAATTTCATGTTGACTTTTTAAATTAATCTCCTATATTATCACTAATTAAATATGAAAGGAACACATGACTGACATAACTAAATACAGAAATGTTTCACTGACAAAAGAAACATACTCTACTTTAGAAAAGTTATCAAAGATAATATTGCCCAATGCAAAGTTATCTATTTCTAAAACTGTAGAATGTATAGCTAATGAAAAAGCTAAAAAACTAAACGGAAAGATAAAGGAGAAATAATGTTTCAGATAAGTAACGAACAAAGAGAACAACTTTTAAAATATCTCATGGCAAGACCTTATGCAGAAGTTGCACAGATGGTTGCTATGATAGCGTCATTGAAACAAATAGATAATATAAAAGATGACAAATCAAAAAAAGATCTGTCCTAACTGTCAGGGTAACGGGTTTATAAAAACTAAAAAAGCCCCTAATCCTGCTAACGATACAGTAATACAGTGTCTAACTTGTAATTCGAAAGGAGAAATAAATGATAAGGAATTTGATGAGTATTTTGATTCTTACGTTGAGCTTAAGTCATTGCTCAAGCACTGACCTAGTCAATGTTGGATCAGCATTATACTTCGGAATGGAGAAACATGAAAGAGAGTGATGTATCTTATGTGGCAGGCCTATTCGATGGTGAGGGTAGTGTTACATACAAACAATACATGAGAAAGAGAAAGGGACAAAAGAAAGCTTATCCTACGTGGTCTATTCGGATGGAGATGGCCATGACTGACAAATCTGCGTTAGTGTTGGTTCAAGACATATTAAAGGTTGGAACAGTAAACGAAAAAAGATATAAAAGCAAATACACTAAAGGTTGGAAAAAACAGTGGCGTTGGCAGTGTCAATATCGAGACGCTTACTATGTGTCTTGTTTGTTGTTTCCGTACGTACATGTAAAGTTAAATAAGATTCAAAAAATTATTGATCACTACGGAAGTTCAATACCTCACAGAGCAGTGATGAATGGTAATATTGTGGATCTTGAAGAATATAAAAAATTAATGAGTTTAGAATGAAAAAATATATTAAAAAATTAGAAGTATTATCTTTGTATTACAGGCAAGAGATTGTTTGTTTTGCAGCTGGATTTATACTTGGAGCCATATTGTTATGACAACAGGATTTGGAGTAGGAATGTTTTTTTATAGTATAGGAGCGCTATTGATTGGTGCTATCATAGCTTATTACGTAATAAATAAAGTTCAAAAAAGTTTACATACAAGAAGAAAATCTAGGTGGGATGATCTTGAATGATGAGAAGAAAGAGAAAAAGTGTAATAACTATAAATTTAAACCCCAAAGATATTGGTGATAGACAACCAGGGATCTACATACATTATCATGAAGGTAAAGTTCAATACGTGGGGGAAACTGTAAATGTTTATGATGGCAGACCTTTTAGAGCGAGTCGAAATAAACCGGTGGATAAGATAAGGTGGCTAAAAGCTTCACAGAATGATTTATTAAGAAAAAAATGGGAGGCTTAT